GGGCGTGCGTGGCCCCCGCCGTCGCCGCGGCCTTGATGATGTCGCCGGGAACGAGATGGATCGGCAGGCCGTCGACCTGCAGCGGCACTGCCCCTACCGCGCCCAGAAACACGATGCACCAGTCGGTACCGCCGCTGCTGTCATAAAGCGAACAGGTGTCGGTATTGGCGGTGGTCGGACTCACCGACAGTCCCGTGATGTCGAAGGCGAGCTCCCCCTGCTCACCGCATTGATAGATCACGGTCAGCGCGTTGGTGCTGAGTGCCACCCGCTTGGTGAAGTACGACGTGCCGGGAAAGATCGAGGCGGCGGTCGCCATCGTCAGGTATCCACGACGATCAGCTTGTCGACGCCGTCGCCAAATCTGACCCTGAGATCGCCGGTCCCGCCGTCGACGTAGATGAATGCGACGCCGCCCACGGTGGTGGGCGTCGCAATGCCATCGATAATGCCAGCCGCCTTGGCATAGACCAGGCTGTCGGCGCCGGGGCCATGCACGATCTGCCCGCTGACGTCGCCAGCGATCGCCATTTTGTATGGCGCGTCGAATGTTCCCGTGCCGTAGGCTAAGGTGCTGTTGGAAAAGACATTTCCCGCGAAGCTGACCAGCGTCACGCCCGCCAGTCCGCTGACCAGCCATTTCACGCGATTGCCCGACACGTACTGAAAATAGCAGCCGGTAATGGCCGCGTACTCGACCGCCCCCGTGAACAGCACGTTGGACGAAACGTTGTCCGTCGTGCGGCTGTTCTCGAGGAAGAAACAGTTGCAGATCATCGGCCCGACGCCGCCCGCCTGCAGCACGCCATCCCGCGCCGCCGCCTGGATGGTGCAGCCGCTATACATCGAGGGGCCGCCGCAGTTATCCCGGCGAATGTTGTAATCGTTGAAATATATATCGCTTAGCGATATCTTCGAATTGAACGATAAATTCTCGTAGATGCCAGCATTCTTGTTATTGCCGATTTCGCACTGCGTGATCAGGTGGTCGTAATTGTTGGACAGGTAAAGGCCATTGTCGTTGTTGTACCGGCAAATGACCTTGTCGAGCTGCATCTGATTGCGATTGACTGCGGTAGAAATACCGTTGCCAGTGAAGCCCTCAATCATCAGGTCGACGCCAACAAACGCCACCGAATATTGCGTGCCAATCGCCCACCCCGGATCGGGGCACGAAATGCCGTGCGACGCGCCGGTGGTCGTGGCGTCTACGCGGTTGCCGAACAGCGTCATGCCCTCGACGCGCGGATGGTCAAAATCCTCTGCGCTGGTCCCCGCCCGATTGATGACACCGAGCGTTAGCAGAGAGCCGGTACGCCCCGCCGCGAGCGTCAGGCAGGTGGCATTGCGCCCGTCGCCCTTGAGGCAGACCGGCGCCGACGCGGTCAGTTCATTGGTCGTGTAGCTCCCGGCCGGGAAATAAACGACGGGACGGAAATTGTGCCAGGTCGGCGTATAATCGATCGCTATCGCTGCATTGATCGCGGCCTGGATCGCCGCGGTATTGGTCGCCGCGCTTGCCGCCGGGTCGGCCCCGTAATCTCGGATGTTGATACGCGGGTCGAGAAAGGGCGCGAGATTGATGCACCGCCATTCCGAGGCCACCGCGTTATAGACCAGGTCGAGATACATCCCCGACTTGATCGAGGTCGTCGTGAGCGCGGATCCGTCCGACATTTTGACCGGGGCCGCCGTCAGCCCGTCCGGGGCAAACGTCACGGCGCTCGCGGTGTTGGCGAGCGTTGCCCGGATGAGCAGCCGCAGCCCTGCCGCCAGGTGCGTCGCCGACAGGCCCTGATTGGTCGTCACGGTCAGCGCGTTGGCGGTGCCGCCCGCCACCAGCGCGCCGCCCACATCGTCGAGATGCTTGGCTTCCGCCGCCATCATCGAGCGCGCCGAATTGTTGACGCTCGCCGGGTCTTGATTTTCGGCCCAATTGATTGCGGAGTCCGCGCCGGCGTTGGTGAGCGCCGTCGTGCTCCACGCCTGCATGTTCTCGGTTGTCGGCATCTAACGGGCCCCGTCGCTGGTAATCAATCCCGCGTCATCATCGAAGCTGACGCCGCTTGCCTTGGTCCACGCGGCCCCGGCCGGGATCGTCACCTCGACGCGTATATGTCGCCCACTGGCGCGGCGATAGATGATGCCCTGATCGGTCAGCGTCCCCGGCGCGCTGGGCACCTCGACGCTCTGCTGGCGCTCCGCCGTAAAAATCCGGCCAGTAGCGGCGGCAGCATCGGACACCAGCCGGAAGCCATTGACGAAGCCGCGGCTGCCCGGCACCGGCGAGAACAGGCCCGTGGAGAGCATCGCCGCCATTGCCGGGCCGGAGAAAAAGTTCATCTTAAATGCCGCATCAAAGCCGGCAATGCGTGGCGCTCCGCCCTTCCAGATGTCCGCGTCCAGGCTATAGGGCACCGTCTCCATCGTGTAGCCGAGCCCGGCCGCGCCGAGGCCCTCGAGCGTGGTGCCGAAGGTCGCCGCCGAGAAAATGTAGGACGCCTGCAGCGGGGCATGCGTCCACGGGCCATAGTCGCTGTCGACCATCGACGGATCGAAACAAAGCACGTGGTCGAGGATCGAGGACGCTGCATTAACCGGATCGGCGAACAGCCAGAAGACCCGCGACGAGGTCGGGCCGATCGAGCCGATGACCGCCTTCGGCCGGGTTGACACGCTCGAATGCGCGAGGAACCAATCATCGACCCAGCCGACCCCGATCCCTTGGCTACCGCCATCCGCCGAGATCTGCCGAAAGCCGTTGGTGGCGTAATAAAAGCATCCGCCCTGGCGGGTGATGAGCGAGTATGGCGCCAGCGTCCCCTGTGCCGCCTCGAGGCGGTGGAACTCCATGATCGCGGCGTCCTGGCGAACCGTCATTTGCCGCACGCCGTCGGTCTGGAACACCAGGCCGCCCTGCTCAAAGCCGGCGATCCCCATAACGTCGCCGCCGTCGGGAAACGTCTGGCTGTCGGCATCCTTGGTGTAGCGCGCCCAGATGGTTGGGTCGTTGCGGGCGCTCCAGCGGATCTCACGCGAATTGCTGTCGGTGTTGCCGAGCATGAGAAAGTCACCGACGACCGCGATGTAGCGCGCTTTGGGCGGGCTGCCGGCCGCGTCGGCGAAGATGATGCCGGCCGCCGCGTCACAGGTCTGCAATGGGTTCGAGATTTGTGTCGCGTAGACGTTCGGGCCGTATTGCACGAACTGCCAGAGGTCGTCGGTCGCCATCGCGTAGCCGCCGACCTTGGAGAGGTCGGTCCAGGCGGACATCGACGCGTATTTGTATAATTTGGTCGCGGTACCGGCGAACACCGCAACGGAATTGGTTGGCGTCCGCGCCATGTAGGCGCCGCGGCCGGCCGTAGCCAGCGGCGCCGAGGCGACCACCATTGACGGGATCGGCACGTAGCCGGTGCGCCCCGGCAGGACGCCCGACGCCTCTGCCGCCAGAGCGACGTTGAGCGTGGCACTGTCCGGAGAAAACTTACCGAACGACTGCATCGGCTATTTTCCGACGTAGCTTCGCGACTTGGTGCCGCCGCCGCCGGTATGCCAGCGGCCGGGCTGCGTCGAGGCGGACCGCGTCTTGATGTCCGCGGGCGTGTTGCTCTGCTTCGCCGGCCGCTTGGCAGGCTTTGATTTTTGCTTGGTCGCCATTGGCCTCTCCTCAGAATGCCGTCGCCGTAATTTGGCCGGTCGCGCGCTTCGAGCTCGTCTCGCGCTCAAGCCGCGCCTTGGTACCCTGCGCCGCGTCCGACATGAGCTGCGCCAGCGCCGGGTCGCGAATGACATGCACGGCGAGCAGAAGCTTGGCATGGCAGCGGATGAGCTCGAAGCCCTCGGTCATCCAGACATTCCCCGGCGTGTCGTCGGTCGGAGCGGCTTTCTTGATGCCGCCAAGCAGCCGGATCGTCCTGACGGCATTCGGCACCGGGTAGAGCAGATAGCCCTGGTCGGCCCACGCATAGGAGAGCGGATCGCCGCGCGCCGTGCCGCTGTTAATGAGCGCCTCGAGCACGGTCGCATCATCCCGGTCGAGCGGATAAGTGTTGCCGGCAACGGTGATCTGCGCGTCGTCGATCTCATACATGTTGGGGATGTCGGGATCGTCGGCGGCGCTGTAGTAGCTCTGCCCGGCAACGGTCGTGAACGTCGCGTTGCGGGTTTCGGTAAAGTAAAAACGCGTCGAAGCGTGGTGCGCGATGGCGTCGTTGATGGCGTCCGCGATCTGGTTCGGGATATCGGGCCGGGCGAGATCGTCCGATATCCTCGCCTTAAGAACACTTAGTATTGTCATGCGGCCGCCTCCGGGGGTCGCTGCGGGCATTTGTCGACGTGCCAGTGCAGCGCCTTGAATTCCTTGCCGCAGTGGGGACAGGGCTTGCCGCCGCGAGCCTTGGGTTCCGGCTGCACACCAATTACCGCGGACATTTGTTGCGTATCGACCGCGGCTGCCAATGCCTGCAGCTTCGCCTGCGCCTCGGCCCACGTCCCGCGCATGTAGGGGTCGAGGCCCGCCTCACGCAGCTTTTTCACCTGCCATCCGCGCAACTTCAGGCTCCTCTTTCACGAACTGGACATTGGACAGGTTGCCGTCATGGGCGACGCGGCCGTCGTAGTGAACGAGCTTCACTCTCGGATCGACCCATATCTTCGCCCCGATCCGCTGCGCCCTGCCGCAGAAGTGGAAGTCCTCGCCAATGAGGCCCTTGTACGGTCCCGGCACGCCGAGCGCCTCGAGCGCCGCCACCGTCTCGGCGGGCGGCTCGACCGGGTCCAGGCTCAGCCAAAAATAATTGCGATACCATTTCAGATATTCGCCCACGATGATGTTGCCGTTGGGTAGGTACCGTTCGGCGAAGCCCTCCTCGGCAAGCCGGTCAAACACCCGGCAGTCGATACAGACAAACGCCGTGGCGACCTTGTCGACTTCCCAAAGGCCTGTCTCGGGGTCTTCACGCGGGGGTAATTCCTTCCAGCGCACCACCATCCGCGCCGGATCGTTCCATTTCGGATTTCGCGCCTGATGCACACCGCAGACGATGTCGACCGGCGCCAGCAGCATGTTGATGACGTCGTCAATGCTGTTCTCCCAGGCGATATCGTCGTCCGCGAACCAGACCTTATGGCAGCCGTTCGCCCTCGCCTGGGCGACGCACCAGTTGCGGGCATCCGGCAGGATCGGGCAGCCGCGGCCGGTGATCAGCAATATCTCGATGCCGCGCTGAGCCGCGGCGCTCATGGTCTTGACCACGGACGCCATCAGCGCGTCCTGGACGTGGCCGGTGTAGGTCGGGACGCAGAGGGCTACCTTCACGCAATATCTCCGAATGAAAGACGGCGGGCGCCGGATGAGAGCGCCCGCCAGATGCCCCATGGGAGGGCTACGGGGCCCGTTCGTTCATGCAACCTAGGAAACCACTCCTGCGTATTTTATGATAAAGGTTGCGTTTCCCGTTGTGGCTGCAGTGCCCGTCTGGGTGTACTTCACGTAGACCTGGGTGTCTTGCGTCAGCTTGCCCAGCGCAGCGCCGGTGGGCGCCAGGTTGAGCACCAGTCCCGCCGCGGCCGCGACCGTCGCCACGATGTTGTTGGCGGTCGTGCCGTTGAGTCCGATCGTCAAAACGTTTGTGGTCTGCGCATTGAACGCGGTGTTCACGCTGACGTCCGTCGAGAGGATGATCGCTCCCGCCGGCAACCATTTGCCCGTCGCGATACCCGTCGCGGCGCCCGTGTCGTTGAAGTTGATGTCCTGACAGATCGTGTTGACGACCTGCAAATGACCGCGACGGCCAGGGCCGCCCTGTGTTCCGGTAGGCATGTTCTCTCTCCTCCGGGTTAGGCGTGGGCCGCGGCCCAGCTATCGATGGCGATGACACCGAAGTCGATGCTGTTGAACTGCGTCTTCTTCATGCCGAACATCGCCTGCGCGCTGATGCCGAGCTCCCGCTCGTAGTCGAACAGCTCCTCCACCCAGTCGAAGGTGCTCTCGTCGGTGTTCATGGCGAAGCCGAGGGCTGCCGCCTGGGCACCGAGCAGGACCGCTCGTCGGGTGGATGCCACGGCCACGCCGGTCGTGGAATTGGTGGCGAGCGGCACGTCGAACGCCGACCGCAGGACAACGCCGTTGTATTCGCCGAGGGCGCCGGTGTAGATCGGCGACTTGCTGTTACGCCCGCCCTGCAGTGCGGCCTTTTCGATGTCGAACCAGTTGCCGGCGGTGCTGGCGTCGACCCGGAGGTCGGTCACCTGATACGGGTGGAGGTACATGCAGTACTTCTCTTCGCCGTTGATCATAACTGGACGTATTGGCCCAGTCGTCGCCGTTGATGTCTTGGCGACTTCCACCGCGTAGTCAATGTACTTGAGCATGAACTTGTCTGAGCTGCCCAAGCTCTCGGCGGCGGTCGTGGTCGTCGCGTTGCAGGCAAGCCGGCGGCCGCTGCTATATGCGGTCGTCGCCTGGAGGCCCGTGTATTTTGTCCGAATTTCCGCGGTGTTGCTGCACACCTGGTTGAAGAAACTCACTGAC